CATCTTGGTTGACCCCTACAGCGGGACTGAATTCGACCAAGATGAGGCCAAGACCGTTTCTCGGACCCCGTTCGTAACCGAGCGAATCGATAACGGCGATCTGGTCGAAGCATGATTGTCCGGGATGGAACCCAGCTCAGCGTTGTTGTGGAATTCCCGAACGGGACGCCGCCCAGCGTTGCTTGGTCCGTCCGAGACGGCTCGGGCGTGATTGGTTCAGGAACCGTCACGCCCGCCGTCGATGCCGTGTCTCACCCGATAACAGTGTCTGGTGCGCTGAACTCTCTGTCTCCCGGAGCCTTCTTCGAGGCTCGTGACCTTCAATGGTCCTACACGGTAGCTTCGATCGTCACCAATGGTGAGCAGCGATACTCTGTCGAAGCGCTACTCCCGGTCGGCATCTCTGCTGACGGCGTCCGCGCCAAGCTCGGCGTATCCTCGATTGATCTGCCGGATAACGATATTGCTTTGATCCGCGCGTTTCTGACGTTCCGCGAGACGGCCACCGCCGTGGTCATGGATGCCTCCTATGATGGCGCGCTGGTTGATTTGAAGATCCGCGACGCTGTTGAAGCAATGGCGGCACGCGCGTTGATCCCCACCATGCAGGTGCGGGTGGCTTCGTCCGAAGAGAGCGGAACCAACAAATACAAGCGCCAAGCCGTGGACTGGGAAATGATCCGGGCCTCGCTCGACCTGATGATCAACGAGGGTCTCTCAGCGGTTGTTGACGGCTATGATCCAACTACGGATTTTGGGTCGCTGTTCCTGTTGGCTCCGCAAGCGACTGATGCCATCACCGGAGCCTAAACCCCGGTCCTATTCAGCTCTACCCCGATGGTCCGGTAATTCCGGATTTCTGATTGCGCCATCGGCAGCGTTCGGAACTCGGTGACCACCAGCTCGCTGACGATCTCGCCTGCCGACATCTCACGAAGGGCGACCTTGCAGTTCTTTCCGAACGTCTCGTGAATGCGCCCAATCAGTTCGATCTCGTTCAAAAGGTTTGCGTCGAGATAACTGGAAATGGCGAGCGCGAAGCGGATCATCCAGCGTCCATCATTCTCGTCGAACGAGAACCCGTCAATCCCGATCAAAGTCGAGCGCGGAAGGTTGGCTTCTTCACCGCGAGACTCCCAGTTGTGGAACTCGATCGGCTTCTCTATGACCTGTTCCAGATTCAGAGCTTCGATCATGTCGGTCACAGCTCGAACCAGTGATTTGTAGACGCCGGGAATAGGTGACGACATCGTGAAAACTCCATTGCGCCCTGTTCGAATCACCTTTGTCCTTGGAAAAGGACGGGTCAAACGTAGGCGTGACTCACAAGACCCGAGCCGGTTCGTGGCTGAGCAGCTTCTTGTTCAAGTCCTGAACGATAACTGGACCGATTTCAAGGCCGATCTAAGCCATCAGATTTCGGCCGATGTCCGACGTGAATTGAACCATTTGGCCTCGGAGTTTCGCTACCATATTATAGGCCTGACTGGTCGACAGAAGCGGCCGAGCGGGATGCTCAGTAGCGTTGCTAAAGGGGAGGGACGCCCTAGCACCTCGCTGGCCGCCGCCTATGGGCAGGACTGGATTCCTCGAAGCGCCAAATACCTTAAGCATAAGCAGGCTGTCGTCGGGCAGACGAAGTGGTTCCTGTTCAAGGGCTACATGCAGAGCAAGTTCAAGGGCGAATACATTCAGGGGGCCAACACGGATTTCGTCGGCCGAGGCAGCGGCGGTGAGTTCGGGCCGTCAGGTGGCATCTTCGAAGATTTGTTCGGAGCAGTATCCGTCCAGGTCTTGCGAAACAAAGCCAATTGGGGGCTGAACCCCGGCGGCTCGGTCAGCAACACCCTTGGTCCGAAGGGGAAAATCAAGGTTCACTTGGCTACGGTTCGCGTGCGCGCGCTTGGGTCTGTGACCGACTCGATGCTGAATGTCGGTGGATACAACTCAGGACTGCTGAGCTTGGTCCGTCACAAGGATCCAATGCTCGCTGACCGTCTTGGTGGTCGATATCACTATCGTCCTACGCTTGAGCCTTTCCTGAAGTTCTTCCTTCAGCGTGCCCTTCCGCACGCTGTTTCAGAGCGCATTCGGAAAGGCACGCTGGGAAGCTCCATCATCCGAGGAGGGCCGCGTTAATCGCGGCAGCGGCGGCTTCAGGACTGGTATGACCAGCGCCTAGGTCACGAACATCGGCTCCGATAGCCTTCGGAGGGCCGCTCTTGTTTGAGGTCTCACCACCGAGCGCTTGGCTCACGATCATGACCATTGAATTGTGCTGGGAGAGCAGAATCGCGTTGTGCTCCCCCAGCTTAAGTTGGATCTTCTGCTGGATCTCTCGGCGAGCCAAGGTCCAGAAAATTTCGTCGAGGTCGCCCTCTACGCAGTTGAAGACCCAGCAGACGGCGTCGGCGAAGGAGAGTCCACGGAACCAGCTGTTGAATGCTTCAACTGGTCCGAACTGACCTTGAACCGGGCCGCCAGATTGGCCATCCCCGACGCCCGCATCATGAAAAAATACAGGGTGTGCTCCGTCACCCACGACAGAAGCTTTTCAGCATCCTCGGAGCTGATGTCAACGTCGTCAAACGAGATAAGCTCGTCAGGCTGGAGAACCATCTTCTTGCTGTCGGTCAGACAGCGGCGAATGACATAGTCCTGCGTGTAGGCGTCATTCATGATGAGTTGCATGGCAGACTGCGGATCTGGAAGAAGACGGCGAATGTCCATCTCAAGACCGTAGACCATCTTGATGGTCTTCTCGACGCTGGGAAGCTCAAGAGTCAGCGAGGGTCGCTGCATTTCTGGCGAGGCGGGGGCGGTCATTGTGCTTGATCCTCCATCTTGTCCTTGATCAATCGCAGCACGGCTTGATCCAGACTTACGTGCTTACCCATTCCGAGACGGAGAAGCTGGTTTGCCTTCTGGTTGATGAAGACGCCGTCAGCTTGAGCCATCTCGGCCAGGCTGAGGTAAAGGGACATCGGCACACGAACAGTGAAACTGCGGTGTGTTTCTTGAGCGGGGAGCTGTGTCATGAGAATTCCATGTTGGTGGTCGGTGGTTGACAGCCCTCCCTATTGAGCGAAACGAATAATAAGGCAAGAGGCTTCTGAGATTCTCAAAGGAGCCTTCCCATGGCCGACGTCCAAAAGTCTGCATTTTCTCTTTCTTCGGCCACGATCATGATCGGCAAGGCCTTCACGGATGACGTTTTCTCGCTGATTCCTGCGACTCACTCGGTCGGCATGGTCTCGGAAACCGTGATCGGTCTGGACAGCTCGATCACTGAGCTGATGAACGGCGTGGCTCAGGCCACTGTCGACGCCAAGCGAACCGGCATTTCCAGCTCGATCTCGGCCAATGTCTACGAAATGACCGCGCAGAACTTCCTGCGAGCAACGGCGCTTTCGACCACCCCGACCCAGGTCAAGCGCGGCGTACTGGCTGCAACTGCTGCGGCCGCAGCCGTGTCGCTGTCGATCAACTCGGACCCGATCCCCGGTGAACCGAACTCGGCCATCACCGCCGTTGGCGACATCCCTGCCGGTTCGACGCTGCTGATCCAGCGCGTCAACGGCGAACTGGACTACGTGTTCCCGACCGTCAGCTCGGGCGTTGCGACGGGCACCGGTCCCTACTCCGTACCCATCGCTGGCGCTTATGCTATTCCCGCAGGCATGTCGTTCGCGGCTGGCGCTCGCGTGTGGGTGGTCTCGCCGGTTCCCGTCGGCGACATCGACGCGGATGACCTGTTCTGCGTCAAGATCACCGGCACACTGTCGAACTTCGATCGGCCGATGACCTACATCGCCCCGAAGGTTCGGATGGTGAAGGGCTTCCAGCTCTCGTACAACGAGACGCAGTACAGCTCGATGCCTTGGGAAATGAAGCCGCTGCTGATGTCGGCAACCGAAGCTGCGACGGGTCGCCTCTCCGAGGTCGGCACGCGCCGGTCTGGTCGACTCTACGTCGGCGGCTAGGGTCTTTTCCCTTGACCAAACACCGAGGGCCGCTCCATTAGGGGCGGCCCTCTTTTTTGGTGATCTATGTCCGAAATTCCTGACGACCACATTCGCGACAGCCACGAGCTGGTCTCTGACGGTCGGGTTGATCTATTCGATTTGACCCCCTCAGGCGGCACCGGCGTCGTTCGGTTCAAGGACGGTAACGACCAATTGTGGCTGGGCAACCTATACACTGGCGTTCCGCTGCAGTTGAGCGGCGAAAAGCGTTCGTCAGACAGCGGTTTGGCGATGCCCAAGCTTCAGATCGGGCAGAACAATGTTGACCTTTCGATGTTCAAAGCCTTGGTTTACGATGGTTATCTCGACAACGCCGTGATCATTCGGTCGACGCTTCTGCTCGACAACCTGCTCAACAACCGGAACATCCGCGAAGTTTCAACATACCGGGTGAAACGAGTTGAACAGTATTCACGAACGCAGATTAGTTTGCAATTGGCCACCCTCTCGGACAGCTTGGGCTTCCAGCTTCCATATCGAACCTATCTTCCTCCGGCCTTTCCATCGGTGCAGCTCCTGTGACCATAACCTATCAGCATCTGTTGAACAAACCCTTCACCGGGATCGGCAATCAGGATTGCTTCAAGCTGGCGATCGATTTCTTTTGGGACAACTTTCAGATCCGAATTCCGAACTATGCGCGCCCATCTGATT